AAGGTATATTGCGCCTGAGTGGCTAAAGTTGCTGATGATCCTCGGGTACTTAACATACCTGAAGTCAGAATATCAGTTCCATTATGATAACAGAAGATATTTGATTGCGGAGGAATAATGACTCCCGTAGCACTGGTTACTTTAAACGTTAAAGTAAAATTAGAGCCACTTCTATTAGTTTTATCTAAAACTAAAAAGGCTTTTTCAATATTGACGGGACCGGTTCCAGCGGTCGCTGGAATATTTAAAGTTCTATTGGCTGCTAAAGTGCCTGTAAGTTCAAGAATAAAATTTCTTCCATTAGCTGCGGCACCATCCGTCATGGCTAATGTAACATCGGCTGCTGCTACATCAATAGATATATAGCCCCATGTTTCTGCGATTAAATCTAAATTCGTATTTGTTTTAGTACCCCATGTACCGGCGTTTTCGCCAGTGGCCATTAATTGGATACCTAAATTATTATATGTTGATGGCATAATTTCCTTAAGCTACTTCTTTTCCAGTTACATCTGTATAACCCGTATTCGATCCAGTTGCAACATCAGAATATGAACTATTTGATCCAGTGGAAATATTAGAATACGAAGTATTTGAGCCCGTGTCAATATCGGCATAATGAATAACATAGGCTATTCCTACACTCGCTGTGGCTGAAACTCCTGTCAACGTTACATCCGTTGCAGTGGCTACAGTAAGAGATCCGACGGAAGAAGTGGCTGAGACCCCTGTTAGAGGAACTCCGATGCCTGTTACGACCGTTCCTAAAGAAGAGGTAGCTGAAACTCCTGTAGGCTGAACCAGAGGGTTGGATGAAATAGTAACTGAGCCTACTGAAGAAGTTGCCGATAGACCGGTTAAAGTAGTTGTATTATCAGATCGTGCCGTAGGAGCGCCTACAGAACTTGTCGCTGACAGTCCCGTTAAAGGAACACCAATTCCTGTTATGACCGTTCCTAAAGAAGAGGTAGCTGATAGACCGGTTAAAGTAGTAGTGTTATCCGATCGTGCCGTAGGAGCGCCTACAGAACTTGTCGCTGAAAGACCGGTAAGCCCCATGACATCTGCGGGTGTAAGAGCTCCGACGCTTGCAGTTGCTGATACACCACTCGGTCGAACGACTGCTTCGTCAACTGATCCCCAGCCATTGTACCCCCATTCAAGAGTACCCCAACCAGGTTGAACATAAGCGTCAAGGGTTCCTACAGAAGCGGTTGCTGAAAGACCTGTCAGTGAAACAGTAATAGCGGATTCACCCCAGTTTTCAAATCCCCAGGTATCACTTCCCCATCCAGTTTGGTTATAAGCGATTACGCTTCCAACGGATGAAGTTGCTGATACGCCAGTTAATGAAACGGTAACAGTTTCGGATTGCCAAGTATTGGCGCCCCAAACATTATTGCCCCATGTTGCAGCCATAAGGAAGAGCTCCTTACGCTATTTCGATAATAGCTGTGCCTGCGGCAGCGCTAGGAAATTCGATAGTAAAAGTGCCTGAAGTTACAGTTTTATCCCCACCAAAATTGATAGCGCAAATAGAACGATTAGTTGTGAATCCGGTAATAGCCGTCGTATTATAAATTAAACATCCTCGTGCCGTGAAAGTAGCAGACGTCCAATTCGTATCTGAGAAATCACAGACGGCGCTGTCTCCTGATAACGTGGGATCAATGTTTGTTAAAGTATTTCCTCCACCCGTGTAGCCTGAAGATGTAGTTGTCACTTCATAAGTACTTGTAGGGTCTGCACTTGCATCTGCCGGTGCAGCATACGCAGTTGTTGATTTACTTAATGTTGCTGAATTACTTGAGTATAAAGCGAGTTTAATAGCATTCCCTGCGGGAGTACTACCTGAAGCATTTAAACAATGCCCGCCCTGTAAAATTTCTTCTTTGAAGCTGTTACAAATTTCCGATGCTATGGCCATAATTTAATCCTATTGAGGCGGAGATTCGATCGGTATCCTGATGGTACCATCTGTATAATCGTCTCTTCGTCTTCTTCCAATTTGCTCTGCAGCAAATTTCTCTACTTCTTGTTTATATCTATTCTCGTAAAGTGTCAACATATCCATTGGGCCTTTTAAATAGCTAAACGCTTCGACCAGGCAGCCATAAAGTAAGCCGTTAGGAAAATTTTTACTTATATAGGTTCCACTAGTATTGGTTACCAAACTAGTGGGCATTAGGTTAAAATGAGTCTGAAAGGTATAAGTATTGTCAGGCACAGGAGCAAACATATAGCGTCCTGACGTCGTATCACTCACAGCCGTGGCTCCTCCAAATTGAGCATAATATTTAGGCATTCCTCGTGGAGGACTCGTAGCCGTAGAAGCTTCTACATACTCATTTAAAAAAGTTTGATCTCGTTTAATTAACCAATTATTGGGACCCGTAATAGTTCCATCGGTTGCGGTATAAACTTGAATACCCCGAGTAAACAAACATCCTGCCGGACAGTTAATGGTTTGTTGACCTGTGACTAAACTTCCTGTTTGTTGTTTTCGATACGCATCGATAGGAACATCACGCAGCATTCTATATTCTGCATTTTCAATAAATCTGCCTAGAATAGCACCAGTAAAAACACCGCTTCCTACTTCAGTATAATCTCTAATGTCAGATTCTAATTCTGCAAGTGTATATCCTGCCATTATGCTCTAGTGTTAACCGGACCTGCAAAAGCCGGAAAACCTCCTCCTGTTCCTGCAGCCGAAGCTGCAGCATTTAATATAAACGTATAAGAATTGTCGTCAACCTTAGTAATGCTATAAGTCCCTCTTACTTTATCCCCTGCGGAATGAGCCGAAGCGGTTGTTGCTAAGGGTGAAAGATTATAAGTTGGAGCTGATGTGCCCCGAGTTAAACCCGACAAAACTCCTGTGCCTGTATTATTACCGGTGTATTGAATGGTTTCATTTGAATTCGATCCGGGTTGAATCACAATATAACCCGTTGTTGGAAAAGCTGTGGAATCCGTTAAGGTTAAAGTCGTCTGTGTTGAAGTGATAGGATAAACCAATGTAGTTTCCATTAAAAAAATAGCTCCTGTAACGCCTCCTGTAGGTCCTTGAACATTGGTAAAACTCACCGCATCTCCTGTTGAACGTCCATGATTCGGTTGATTCACTGTCACCGTTGTTGAAGCAGCCGTTGTGGTAAAAGGGTTGTTGGGTAAAATCGTTGGAGTATAAAACTCGGTTCTTGGAGTTCGTGCATGCTGCAATGCCTGTGGATCAGCGCCCACGGGCCTTGGATTTAATTGAGGTTGTTTAATTTCAAATTCAGAAATATGAACCCATGCGCCGGTCCATTCCCTAACCATTTCAGTATAAGGAAAAGCTGCGCCTGATCTATCGGAAATAGAGAGTGCTCTTTTTCCTGTGGCAAATCTTGAAGCCATTATTTCCAACCCTTCTTAGCTAGTTTAGGAAAACCTTTAATTAATCCACCTTCTTTTAAACCAGGTAATTTAGGTTGTGTGTAATCAGTTGTCAGACCTTTTCCATCTTTTTTTCTAAACCATTTAGAAATTCTTTCCCCTGCTTCTTTTAATTTTTTCTTTTCTACCCCTGTTGGTCCTCTCCCTCTGTGAAGTGGTGTAGATAGTTCATCAACAGTTTCGTACGGACTTCCTTTAACAACAATAGGGTCACCCCATCTATTTGTTTTACCTACATTCTTTCCAGGTTTTATTTCTAAAGGAACTTTCACCTTCTTCTTCTTAGGTACCTTCTTAACTACGTCACGTATGTGTGGTATGATTTTTTTAATAATTCCTACTGCCATTAAGTCACCTCTGGATAGTAAGCTTTAGGAGTAATGTAAGTACTCGCTGCAGAACCATCTTCCGCTAATGCTCTAGCAAATTCATCTTCATATAATAATTTTAATTCCTGTGTTCTTTGAGGTGCATATTTCATGGATAGATAAAAAGATAACCCAGAAACCATAGGGGGTAAAAAACGATAAGGAAGATCCGTCGCATCCGTATAAGTAGAATCCACATCTTGAATTCTTCTCACATAATAAATATTTAAATAATTCGCTGCAGCTGTTGCATCAGGAATAGGATAAATAGTTAAAGTAACTTTATCTATAAATCTTTGAACCCACCATTGAGTTGGAGTTCCTTGACCTAATTTATTAGCCATGGCTGAATAAGTATCTCGACTAATTTTAGTCAAACCAATATCTGCCTGAGCTGTTAAATTATAGTTGGTTCTATAAGTACAATTAAGAATGTCGGTAATGCCATAAATATTAGTCGTAGGAGCCGTTACCGCCTGAGGAGGTTCTCCTCCACCAGGAACATCTCCTGAATCTCTATAAAAAGTATATATGCCTGATCCTTCTGCTGTAGCATCGGCATTAGTCGTTGAGCCTTGAATTAGATTAATATTGGTATTTCCGATTTGCCAAAAATGGACACCTCTATTTCCCCATTCTTGAAAAAGAATATTGAGTGATCTTCGTGCTGAATAAAGCTGATGACCTGCAGATCCAACTAAGCCAATACGTTCGTACGCATCAGCGATGATTTCATCTATCGCAAAAGTTTGATCAAATGTGTATGTGCCTGAAGTAGTATTTGCCATATCAAATACCTACCCGTCATAAAACAACGTGAGCTGATCTGTGACATCCAATGTATAAGTTATATGCAGACCGGCATCAAATTTGACCCCATTATCAGGAATAGTCATGTGAGAGGAAAAGTTTGCTGTTCCATTCGTTCTATAATCAAATAAAGAAGTTCCGGATTCTGAAGTATTTCTGAAAGAAACATCTCCAGCGGTTCCTCCACTCATCATGATTAGTCCTCTTAACACTGTACGTCCTCCAAATACTGTTTGTCCACAAGAACTTCCAAATCCTACACTAATATTTGCGGAAGGTTGAGCACTTACCGTCATCGAAGCAATAGCCGAAAATAAAGTCGTTGCTGATTCGGTTGTCGCTGAGGCTGGTAAAGTTATAACTTCTGTCGTTCCGCTCGCTACTCCATCGAGTCCTGTGCCTACTACCGTTAAAGTAATACTGCTTTCATCAGCCAAAGTTGTAACTGAAATATTTCTTGCACCGCCATTATGGGTTGAAGCTAATGATGTAGCTGCTAAAGTACATGCAGCTGTTGGTCTAGCTACGGTCACCCAATAATTAGCACTGATTGCCACTTCATCACTTATAGTTAAAGACTTCACACTTACGTGTTGCATAAATTTTATCTCCTAATCTTATAAAGCTCCCGAAGGAGCTTTATAATTATGTTTCTTAGTTAGTTCCGTTATTCTTCTGTAACCATGTACATTGAACAACGCTTACGCCTTGTGTAAGTGCATCATCGTTTTGAACAGTCATGACCAGTATTTTTTCACCTGGAAAATTTGCTGTGTCACCGTTTGATACGTTTAACTGTCTTGGTACTAAACCAACCGCTTGGGGAAGTGCTGTACCCGCTCCAGCTCCGCCGATTGTAAATAAACCAGCTGCTTTTGCATCGATCGTAGTAGTGAAATAATTGTCATCCATACTATCAGTCAACGAACCACTTGCTTGCGTCGTATTAGATCCAAATTCAACATCTAAACCAGCTGTATCATAACTTGTATGATTCATTAGACTCAATGTTAGGATTCTAGACTGTGCCGGAATAACAATGTTATTCGCCAAGTTCTTAGACGCACTCGTAGATGTTTCAGCTGCACCACCTGCTGCTGATCCTGGGATTATATTGAACAGAGATCTTAGCGGCCAGGATGTTTTTCCTGCCACACGAATACCTGCTGAAAAAGCTCCCACACTTGCAGTGTCACTCACCATTGAAGTTACCGTTTGGTATTGCTTCGCTGAATAAACGACAGTTGTATTAGGTGCTGTCAACGCTTCACTTTGAGTATAGCCATTACAATCAGTGCCTGTAATAGTCACTACTGCTCCGGAATCGTCGGCTGTAGATGTAAGACTGACTTCAGTTGCTGGAACCACTCCACCTTGATCCAAGCCGCTTACACTTGTACCTGCGGCATCTTCTAACGTGAACGTAACAGTCCCAACGGGATTGTTAGCTGCTGTCGCTAGTCTATCGGTATCGAGTGTTTTATTAAAATACTCGTACGTCATATAGAAAGAAGCACCATTCACCACCATAGCAGCGTCTCTTACATGCTCAGGACTATTGTCTTGATTTCTTCCAGTCGTTATAGGACCAGAAAAGTTTGTTTTTGCCATAATTATATCCTCCTAGTTAATGTAGATCTAGTCTCTAGGCCGTCGACTATACGCGTCTAGATCTAATTAATAATTGTATAGTATTTTTTTTATAGCTTAATTTTGCGTCCAGCGCAAGGTATCCTGTAGTAAAAAATTGATTTTTGATAGCGCTTAAGTGGCTATCGAAACTTCGGCCTTGGCCTCGTTTATTTTAGTCTGAAGCGTTTGTTCTTCAAACTCTTTGGCAATAATCTCTTTAATAATTTCCTGAATTTTTTTGTCGATATGTCCCATGTGCAAAGTATATCTACCTTCCTTCAGGTGCTCTTGTTGCCATTCTAACTCCAAGGACCTCTTCGTATTGTATAGGTCGTCGGTCATCTGTAACCTCCTCATAGGTTATCCATTTACCACGCTTACTGGTAAATCCATCAGATTCAAACTTTACCTCATTTTTTCCCAGTTTGTCAAGGATCGATTTTTCAATAGCATCAGCCCTGTCTTCAGCTGAAACATTAAAATCAGCATAATAGCCATGATATCGAATTTGAACTCTGAAGTTTTTCATATGAGAATTTCTTACTGTATCGTCGAAATGAGGCGACTTTGTGGCCGCCTCACTTCTAATTTATTGCTTATACGCCTTGTACTCCGAAGATACCTCTATAGTCAGACACGCCAAAAACGTATCTTTCTCTAGCTTTGTATCTAACGTTGCCAGTATCAAAGTCCCCTTCCATTGCAGTTGTCAATGGTGTTCTTTGGAACATTTTCATACCATTAGGTACGTCCGTAATAATGTACCAGCTGTCAGCATCAGTTAGGTAATTGTTCACTCTATATCCTTGAGGAATCATTCCCATTGAGTTGATAGCATTGATGTCATTATCAGCAGTTTGAGTTCTACCTTGAGATTTTAATAATCTCTCAGCGTTGAACTGGTTTCCAGAAGGAACAATCATTTTAGTTCCTTTAGCTGCTATTCTTAAACCTCTTTCATCAGTGAAAGCAGCGATATCGATCAGTGCCTGTTCTAATGAAGTTTCGTTTAAGTCTGCTTGAGTTGCTAAAGTGTTTGATACATTAGTTCCACTGATTGTTGTGTGTGCAGTAGAGAATAATGCAACGCCATCTCCAGCTAAAAATGTAGCTGTTTGAGGCAGCCCATTAATTAACGGATTAGCTCCTTTAACTTCTTTTGCATTGGACATGGATCTTGCCAAAGCTTTTGTATAACGAGAAGCAAGTCTGTCGTAGAGATTATCTTCGATAGCTTCTTCTGTTATCGCAAATGCTAGAGCGATAGTTTCCATTGTATACCTTGCTGTGTAAGTTTCTTGTGCCTGATCATAATTGATTCCTGCACCTTCCGCTTTCACATCGGCATTAGCGAATCCTGATAACATGACTTCTTCTTCAAAAGCCCTGTCAGAAGACTCGGTTACGTATATTTCAGCATGTTGATTATCATACCTTTTGTACTCCAGCCCGAATAGTGCATTCAGGCCTGGCTCTAGTTCTTTAACTAGTTGTGCTCGTGATATTGCCATAGTCTATATGCTCCTATTACGCCGCGCTGTCAATAATTTGGTTTAAGTTCGAAACAACAATGACTGAGCACCAGGCAGCAGTCATGTCTTCGTTTTCAGGATCAGCTGCGACCCTTAAAACTCTCCAAGTATTGGCAGTGGCATGTATTGTAGCGAAAACTAACGACTGACTAGATTTTCCAGTAGTCGTGCTTCCTTGCGCTGTTTGAGTTCCCATTGTTTGACCAATTGTTGCTGCAACTGCTGCAGGCTGAGAAGCCCCCATCAGTGCATTAACAGATGCTTCGTACAATTGAAACGGATTGTCTAAAACAAACGCTGTAATGTCTTCGCTATTTGCTGGAGTAATTCCACCTGGGTAATAATTGTTCCACGTCGGCTTCTGTGTAGTCGCCGCATTGTAGAAACAACCGTTAAAAACCCCAAGAGCAGAATTGGTAATCGCTGCAGTCGCTGTCACGATATATCCGGACGTGATCTTAACTGGTTGTCCGTTATATATAGCTGTAGCATCTGCTGCATCAATAAAGTAGTTGGATTGGCCCTGGTTCGTATAGTTTGATCCCATAGTACCAGTGGCATTTAATCCAAATCCTACTGTATTTCGATTTGCCATAATATTACTCCTTTTGCTTATGATTTTTTAAATCACAAACGGTTAATGAATTCAGTGATAGGGAATTGGTTGTTATCCCGAGAAATAAAATTTACTTCTTTGTACCACCGAAGGTTACGCGAGATTGTCGATCAACATTGATCGGCATACTCTTGTGCTGTTCCTTCATGAGATTAGTTTCTACTGCTTCGTCTTGCCCTTCGGTTAACTTATCCTGATAGGCTGCTCGTTGCTTCGCAATCTCTTCCGATATCCTTGCCAGCAAAAGGCCACCAACTCCAATGACACCTGAGTATTTCCCTGAGGGAACTACGGGATAATCTGAGTCGGGATATTCATCGGCTCTCACCAATACAAATCCTTCTCTCAGTCGACCAGAGATATTTTTAGTGTCGTCAAACCCTAAACTCTCTGCTCGTATCCATCTATGCCTAAATCCTTTAGGCGCAGGCGGAGCATCTAGTGATGATGGGGGAGTCCACACTTTGGGTCTTTCAGTCTTTGACCGTGTCTGACTCGCACGAGAAGCTTGTTTTTCGTCTTTTTTCATATGCTTATGCCTCCTTCGTGAGTTTTAATTGTTTCGCATATTCTTCGAGTGGCACTCCTAATTTTTTTGCAATGTGCACCTGGGAGGAAGTGAGTCTCACAGTTTGGCGTCCTTGTTTTACACTTCTATTTGCAGAAGCGACCGACTGAACGGGCTTGGACGTTTCTATACCCCTATCCTTATCAAATTTGTTAGGAAAGTCAACTCTTATGCGTTTGTCGATCTCCGTATAGTAATCATCTGATTTAGGATCATATCCTTCCTTTTCAACCAAATCCTTGTGGATTTCAAAGGCTGTAAACGTCATCGCTCGGTTTTGACCGAACCATTTATTTTTAGCTGCCCAGGCTTCCGCTTGAGGGTCTGCTGGTTGTTCAGGTAGGTATTGAGGAGTTTGTCTTGGTAACTTTCCACCGTCAGAAAGTTTAACATCTTCCTTAGTTTGTTTGGCGTGCTCTAACTTAGCATTATCAAAAGCTAAGGTCGCAATCCGTTTATTGGCTTCGACTTGACCCGTAGCATCTCCTGCTTCAATGGCTCTCGCTAAATCTTTTTGCGCTGAGTCCATGCCGGTTTTGACACTGGTTTCAAATCGTTTCCAGTAATCCGTATCTATTTTTAAATATTTTTTCTGATCACTGGCTCGTTGATATTCTACCGCCTGAGCGTACTCGGTCGCTGCCGCTTCTCTTCGTTCAGCTTCCCGCATTTTACGAGTAAGTTTAGCAATTCGTGATTGCACACCCTTGCTGTAATCCTCAAGTTGAGTATCCGCTTCTTTCGCTTTAGATTCTGTAGGTGTTTTATCTTCTGTAGGTTCTTCTTTAACTTCTTCCTTGACTACTTCTTTAATGGTTTCTTCTGCTTGGACCGGTTCTTCCTTTTTCTCCTCAGGTAAAGTTACATCGACTTCAGGTCCAGATGTATCAATATCCACCTTCGGGTCTTCTTTCTTGATCTTATTTTCTTCTGGCATAGTTTCCTCCTATGGTTAATATTTATGCAAGATATCCGTTGGATCCTTGACCGTTGCCAATATTTCATCTTCATTAAGCAACCGTACTTCCCCACCTTCAATTTCAATCCGTGAGCCAGCGTAACGGGCAAAAACTACCCAATCACCGACCTTGCACCACGGGCCTTCGGGATAACGTTCTTTATCGTTATAGCAGCTCCCTCCCATTGCTAAAACGTTTCCACATTGAGACGCCACTTGTTGACGTTCAACAGTTTCTTTTCCTAATAAAACTCCCCCTTTGGTTTTCTCATTAATTTTAAAAGGTAAAACTAAAATTCTCCAACCGGTTGGTCGGGGTAATTTAGTCGATTCTTTAGTAATCTCTTTTTTAGGTTCTGCCTGATATTTTTCTTCGAGAGCGTTTTTATGTTTTGGGACTTCCTTTGGGGGCTCCTTCGGAGTTGCCTTTAGGTTTTTTGATATCGATAATGGTTCCGTCACGTTGCTCCTTTTCATCAAGCAGGTTAGAGATTTCCTGTTTCACTGATTCCAGTGCGTTGATCTGCCCTATTATATACTTATAGGTTTCCATGTTGTCAACCCCTCCTGAAGTAATAGAGATGGCTAATGACTGAATCCGTCTATCTAAAGCTCTACGTAGCTGATAAATTACGTTTTCGAGGTCCAATTGGGATCTACTTTCTTTCCATAATATTTCTTTAAACTTTCATTAACAACCTTAACTCCACCTAATTTACCGGAGATATAACTTCCGATATAAGGTTCAGTCACCCCTTTAGGAGTCATGAGTTTAGTTGTTTTAAATTTTGATTTGATTCGAGTGGCCATTATTTCAAGCCCTTTAAACCTTCTTTAACAATATCTTTACCTTTTTTCTTCATCTTACCAGACTTGTCAAAATATTTATCGTGAATCTTTTTTAAGTTGGGAGAGGATTTTTTTGTTTTTAAATATTTTACAATCCCCATTCCTAATGTTTTAAGTGTCATTAGGATTTCCTTTTAGCAGCCATTTTCTTGAATGTTTTAGCTAAAGCTTTAGCTCGTCCTGTACATCCTTTTTTAGTAATCGGTGTACATTTTCCTTTAGTTCCTCTTTTTTTAATTGATGCTGTAGCTTTTTGAATCCAGTTCTTGTCAGAGCCACCTTTCTTAAGGCCTATTCTTCCGCCTTTAGCGGCCATCGTTGTAACATCTCTTCCGTGGGTTTTAAAATCTTTTCCTCTACCTGGACGTCCCATTCTTCTACTTCCAGGTCCTTTAGACCAATCCTCACCAAAAATTCTTTTAAATCTTCGTCTACCTGCGTCGTCTCTGCCTTCTCTAGTAGAGTGAGGTTTTCCTTTTATTCCTCCACCCAATGCTTGAAAACCATGTTTAAGACCAATTCTTCCGCCTTTAGCTTTTTTTTCAACTTGTTGTGCATATCGCTCTTCGGGTACTTTCTTCCGATGTCGTCCTGGTGGTGTACCTCCCCACGAACGTCCACCTTTTGGTCCTGGAGCTTTAGGTCTTCCTGGAGCTTGAGGTCCTGCTCTTCGTTTTTTACCTTCTGACCCAACATCTCCAGCATAGGGTCCTACTTGATGAGTTAAATCTTCAGTTTCTGGATAAACTTTTTTCTTTTTAAATTTTTTTGCTAATGCACCCATACCTTTAACAATGCTACCTGTAGCTTTACCTTTTCTCTTATGAAGGTGATGTTGCAAAAATTCATGTGTTCCTGGTTTAGGTCCCGCGCCCCAAGGTTTGCCACCATGTTTAAGGCCTACTCTTCCACCTTTGTTGTAGCCACGATTCAATTCTCCATGAACCCTGGATATTTCAGCTCTACGATTTGGATTGGATCGTTCGCCTTCAACACGACCTAATTCTTCTAATAGGTTCGTACGTCCACCACCAAATTTTCCAATTCTTCCGCCTTTAGCATGAACGGATAAATGTGGTTGAGAAGCATGACCATGTGGTCCTCTTATAACTCCTAAATTTTTTGGATTTCTTAAATTATCTCTCCAGCCCATTAGTCCTTTCCTTTTGGAAGTTTTAACTTGTCTATTTTCTTACCCGTTATTTTTTCTAATTTTTTTCTAGATCTTTCAAGATCGCCGCCTGCTTTAGTAAGACCTGGGAAGCCTTTTTCAACTCCTTGTTCCGAAATAACTTTAGTTGTATGGGGTCTACCAAATTTCTTAACACCTATGGCCGAAGATTTTTGCATATCTTCAAACACTTCTCGTGAGGCTTTTAATCCACCCACACCAGGTTTAACAGATCTGATAGCTCCTGTTTTACTGGATCGAAGTCCTTTTTTTCTAAGAGCTTTACCAGCAACTTTGGCACCTTTTATTAATTGGTTTATCCAAGCCATTTTAATTCCTATTTATTGACTTTACCAGATTTTCTTTTGCCCCATTTACCATAAGACTCATCTCTACGCGCTTTGAAAGATTGTTTCTTGCCAGATTCTTTTCCAGTTCTCATACCAAGAGATTCATCTTCACGTGCAGCATAGCCCTGCTTTTTTCTTTTAGCAGATTTACCTTTTTTATAGGGGAATCTAGATTTATAGGGTCTTGTTCCGAAATCGTTTCTCATGTGTTTCTCCTTATTGGATTGTTAGTATAATTAGTCTTAAAAAGCAAGACTATTTCTTCTTACCACCATTTCTCCAGATCTGAGTTCCCTTTATTCCAAATACGCTGGCCACGACTAAAATCCACAAATTAGTGAACCATGTCGGCAACGTTGAGAAATACTCAAAAAAGAGTTTGACCTTGTCCATCGCCTGTGGATCCTCACTTATCACTGCCCAGGCGAGCACCCCTATGGGCGCTGAAAGTATGAGCAAAATAAATTCGTCTTTCCAGTCTGATTGACGGGCTTCTAAAAGTTTGCCCTGGTAAGATTCCTCACCTCGGGCCATTTTTTCTGCATGCATCAATTGTGCATCAGACATAGCCATCTTCGTTCGTTGTCTATTGGAATATATTTTACTACCTGCCTGTAAAGCTAATTTTGCTAAACCAAACCAGGCCATATTAGTACCAGGTTGCTTTAACGGGCTTCTTGTCTGCTCTAAAAGCTTTCGTACCTTTAACAGTAACCGTGTCGCCTTGAGAAATATAAACTCCTTTTCCTCTAAAACTTGATTTGCCCCGTGGGTCAATCGCCAAATTTTGTGGAGGAATGGCTACTTTTTCTGTTTTTCCTAATGGTGCTTTTTTCATATTTTTCTCCTTAGTTGTTATAACTTACCTTTTGGGTCCTTTCAAGGTCTTTACGTCTTTAGCCTTCATTCGATCGGACGTTAGTTTAGTTTCAGCGGACATGACCGATTTGGCAATCGCCGTATCAGCTCTCAATTGAGCTAAATCTTCATTTTGTTCTAATTTCTCTTCCGTCAAGTCTCTATTTTGAACTAATTTCGCTTTATCTAAATTAATTCGAGCTTCAGTCTCCATTTCTTTACGTTGACTTTCCATAGCCTTCAAATCCACTTCTCTAGACTTCAATTTTAACAACGGATCATGGTCAAATTGGGAAGTAATTCTTTTTTCTTCCTTCATAAATTCTTCCGTCATTTCTGCAATCAAAATTGCTTTTCTCGCCTCTATTTTTTGAGAAATTTCTTGCATTTGTTGTTGTATTTGTGGATTTTGTACGGCTTGTTGTTGCATCTGTGGCAACATTTGTAATTCTTCTCTAAATTCCAGCTGAATATGCTCTTGAGCCATCAAAGAAATATGCTCTAAACAGTTTTTTTGTAGCGCAGCCATGACCGGAGGATTATTTCTCACCATGTTGGTTGCCATAAAGTTCAAATGGGCCGTAATATGGGCTCTGTGATCCTGTCCAGGGAATGCCTGAAACGGTTTTTGAGCCAACGCGTCAATATTTTCCAACGCCGGATCTTTTGGAAGGGGTGGTGGAGGAGGTGGAAGTACCTGATCAATATTTTTAACTCCAATGGCTTCATACATTTTACGATAAGCCATGTATAAATTATGCATTTGCGGATTGGACATCGCCAATTGCAATTCGGTTTGTGCCAATGTCACTCTTTGTGTCATGGAAAAAATATTTGGATCCGCAACCGGTAAAATATCTACGCGTTCATCAAAATCGGTTAATTTGACCACACGCGAAGCTCCCACAACATCGTAAGGATATTCGGGAGGTAAATAGGTTGCAAAAATTTTAGATAATAATTTAAATTCCTGTTTTAAAGCGGCATAAAGTCTTTTATGAATCGCAGACATGACTCGCGATCCTCTTTCAAGAAGAGCGACCGTCGTTCCTACCGCTGCACCTTGATTGCCATCCCCTACTTGCATATCGGCAATCGAAGCAAAACGCTGTCCTGCTGCCACCACGATTCCCATCAATTGTAAAAGGGTCTGTGAAGGTTCTTTATACGGTAAAAAAACGAATGAATCTTTTAAATTTCCTCCTGGAGTATCCACATCTTTAAATTCTCCGGGTTGAATAGGAGCCGCATCGTCTTTCACTCTGACGCCACGCTGTTTAAAACCGGCCGGAAGATTCGATAGCGTGCCCGCATCTAATAATTGGCGGAGAGCAGACGTTGCAGTTCTACTCAAACCGCCAATCATGTGTATGAGTCCAAATCCGTAGAATCCAAGTCCTGGCAGAAATTTGAAGTGGACAAAATATTGGATTTTCTTCTTCAATGGATCATTGGGCGCAAAGTTCCTTCGGATGGAAAGAACTTGTTGACTACCATCTTCGATTGTTACGACGTATGGTAATTTTATTCCTGTTGGTTGACCGTCGGGACCAACATCTTCGAAACCTTCTAAATCTAAATTGACGTGACATTCTAAAAGCGTGTACATCGGTTCAACCCGCGTGGATCGAGTAATCCCTTCCAGTTCACGTTCTTTGTCTTTCAGCTGATTCATCGTGTCTTCAGCGGGTTTGTTTAATTCAATGTCTCGATAAAAGCCGGCGACCTGCTGCTTACGCAGATCGTTCTCCGACATTTTAACGACGTGAACCACCGCTTCCGCATCGTCTAATGAGGTAGCCGTATACGGAACAACGAGGTCATCGGCCTGGACGAACTTTGAAACCGCTCGACCCAGTAATTCGTCATAATAAACTTTTTTAAAAGTGGATCCTGCTAGAGGCAAATAAAATAGCATGGAGTCGAATTCCGCTTCATACTCTTTCATTTGATCGAGCAGTTGATAATTCATAAATTCTTTTACCCGTTCAGCCTGTTGCTGCTTTTGCGGGTTGGAGGCACCGATCACTTGTGTTCTAACGGGACCATCGGCTGGTAATAATTCTTTATAAGCGAGTGCCTGAAATTGGGTAACCGCTTCTGCTAACACGGGGTGCGTAGCCCCTGAAGCGCCTTGGAAAGGTTGCGTTCGATTCGTGTACTTAAATCCTAGAAGATCAAGACCGGTAATATAGGATCGTTCCCATTCTCGTCTTGAATATTTATAATCTTTATAATCTCCGTTTAATTTTAAACCAATCGGCGTTAAAACATCATCGGGAAGAAGATCCGCTAAATTATCAAAATGCTCCTCGGTTCCTGGAATCTGAGGTCGTTCATTAGGATCAAAATCAATCGTTGCGCCGCCGTCTTCTTCAGGCGTCACTTCAATTGGACCTTTTTCTTCCATTTCCCCCACATCGATTTCCTCAAGCACTTCCGGTGAAGGACGCTTCGGATCAAACACATTCGGGAGAGATTTATCAATTCTATCGTCTGCCATTTAACTTCTCCGGTTTCTTTGTATCTTGTTTAACTTCTTTGCGCAAGTCTTGTGGATTAGGACCTTTTAAAGGAGGAATCTGACTCCATTTAACATGCTTCATATTTTTGACTAGGGTTGGGTTTTTCATTTTTTCTTTAAACTCGCAATACCTCCATTGAAATAAGACGCTCTTCCCCCATCACCTAATGCATATCCAAAATGTTCTCTTATATCTTCCATAGGAGAAACAGGTGCTCGCTCTACACCATAGAAATCTTTTCCTCCTTCTTCCATTCTTTTAATTTGTTCCTTATATCCATACACAGGGTGTTCCATCATTAACTCTTGAGGTTGAAATTTTTTTAAAGAATCTGTTTCTTCTCCCCCAATAGATTCAAAGAATTCTCTCATGCTGGATCCAAAGATAGGTCCCCACACTAAGCCTTCATCTCCTTTAGCTCCAATCATTTCTCTATATCCTCGATCAATACCAGGAATGCCAGCCGTCTTGTTCCATTCTTCAGCGGTTAAACTTTCCATCATATTTTCTAAAGTAACCATACCAATCGTAGCACTACGATTATCCCCTGTGTAATACTCGTTATAAAGCTTTTCTAAATTTTGTTCGCTCTCTGCGATTCCTTTAATAATTCTTTCCCTATCACCATATTTATATCCCTCTTGACCTGCATAACCTAATTTAGAAGGACTTAATTCTCCTCCAATGTTTTCATAATGATCCAAGTAAGCTAATTGAGTATCTAAGCCTATTAATCTCTTTTCTTCTTTTTTATATTTAAGATAATCCATCATCGCTTTAATTTCATTATCAGGAACCCCTCTTTTAACAGCATGCATCAGTACGGCTTTTTCATCCGTATCAAAATCAACAAGACCAAATGTAGCCATCTCAACTCCTTTCCCTGCTCCTTTCCAAAAGGATTGACCTTTGCTCCAATTGTTCAACATGTCAGCGAAAGCAAAATAACCTTCGCCCTTGATCCAAGGTAATGCTTTTTTCATTCCTGGCATTTTCATAATCTCATCGATAGGAAGTCCTGAGTTTAATCTCATTCCCGCCTGTGTGGCTAACTTAGGATGCTCTTTAATAAATTTTCTAAACTTGTTAAATTCTTTTGGTCCCCATGTACCGACCTGTTTTTCAACATTACTAACAATTCGTTTCATACCCGCTCGAGCACTTTCTGGAGCTGCTCCATAAGCTTTTCCATCAACAACTACTCTGATGTTATTTTTCTTTAAAGATTCAATGTTTTTAAAATTACCTGCTTTAATTTCTTCGGAAATTGTATGCGCCATAAGATTCAAGTCTCTAGTTAAAAGCTGATATCCACCTGTTGCACGACCTGTCACCCCTTTCGTATGATGCAGTTCAATGGCACGTCTCGTTGTGCCCACTCCTTTTTCTTTAATCAAGTACCTTACTAAATCATTTAATTTCAATCGGCTAGTATCAAAGCCTTCTGGAAACATACTTAAAAGAGCTTTACTTGGTGCTGCCTTTGCTTCATTAGCAATACTGATAAATTTCTTAGTCTTTGCAAAATCTGTATGTTTATTAATTAACCAATCAGTACCTTTTCCATATTGCTTCCTTAAATTTTCATTGGCAAAATATTTCTTTCCTTTTCCATATTTAGTATTATCTATAAACCCAACAATCTTTTTATTTTTACCCCATTTTTTATCGTAAATCGGTTCGTATCTCGTATCCCCATACATATACGCACGATCCATTTGCTGTAACATCCAACCGTCTGCATGTTCTAGTCTAAACGCATATTTAAAAGGTTTAGGATCATTAATAAATGCGTCTATCTGTTTTCTAATTTTTTCATTTTTTAAACCTTTTCCAGTATCTTTTAATCCAAACTTAAAATTGTCAAAGTCCCATTCCTCTGCAGGAATATGAGAAAACTTTTTCATAATCTCATTTCGTACAGGAACGGGAAGTTTTTTGACTAATGACACCTTATAATCTCGTCTTATAAAATCTGAAACATTGTTATACTTTTTCGTCTCAGTAGTATAATCGAATCCAAGTTTGCCTTTACTAAAATCAGCGTCAGGAAATGCTTTTAAAATTTTCTTCTGATTAATTTTAGATAGCTGCTTTGTTTTCTTGTTTTTTCTAAATTCCTTGGTTTTTAAATCATAAACTAATCCCTTTTCTATGGCTTCTTTTCTTTTTTTATATACGGTAGTATCTTCATACTTTCCACTATACCCCGGTCTCCCTGGTCCAGGTTGCACGAGTTGTCCACCTTCGGCCCTTCCACTACGCGTTGTGGCATAACTGACTTTCTGTAAAGGATGACCTCCTCTTACTCTTCGACTTGGAAATTGAGAAACGGCTAAAGGACTATGGCCAGCTTGTCCGCCTTCAGCTATGCGTTGTCGACCCATCCATTCTTCTTTTCCAATTCTAATTTCATCATCTAGACTACGGCCATTCGGATCACGGCCTCCGCCGTACATCCATTCCATCGCCCATCGATGTCTATTATATTCTGACATTATTCTCCTAACATGTGCGCAAGACCGCCTGAAGCTTTTTTCCCACGTTTCTGACGGTCCAAATGTCTACTGATTAAAACACCAGTTCCAACCGCCGTACTGTGCGACAATCCTTTTCCAGGATTCTTCTTGTAATATTTTCCTAACTTATATCCTTTATCCATAATGTAGGCCTCGGGTTTCTTAATTTTCTTCAGTTTCTTAGTTATTTTTTTAAGTCCTTTAAGGATACCGCCCCCTCCTAACGGAACACGGCCGCCTGAAGCTTTTTTAATAATGAGTGTTTCTTTTTCATCAGCAATCTTCTTCAGATCCAAATGATCGACTTCCTCCATAAATTCTTCTATATCTTTTAGTTTTCCTTCCGCATCCGGACGAACGGTTGCTTCAAAATATTCATCATCGGTTTTAATGCCTTTACCCGCATCATCTCCTTTGCCTCCTACTTTTTCAATAATCTCTCCTTCTTTAATATCAAATCCTACTTCTCTGTGAATCGCGTCATCACTGAACGTTTCACCCGCTTCATCGGTCCATGAGCCTGGTCCGGTATGAGTTTTTCTTACTTCGGTCAATCCATCCGGGTGAACGGTTACGTCGACACCCTTATAACTATACTTGGTAGCGGGAACCTTCCTCGTCACGCCTTCGATAATCTCTTGAACGCCTTTAGCCTTGACCACTTCAATCAGATCCCAAGCATAAGTGGGAATACCCGCTGAATCTCTTACAATCGTTTCGGTGACTTGAGGAATGACCTTCGGTGCGACTTTGGAAACCCCTTTTCCGATAAAAGGTAGGGAAGCTATTCCCGCCATCAATTTCAAAAAAGCTCGTCTGCCCATTCCACCGCCGCCGAAACCGATTCGTCCGCCTGCTTCATGAGGTTTTCTGTCCTTAGGAG